AAGAACCAAATTTAAATTCTGGTGAAGTTGATTTAGGTTATACTGATCAACGATAAAGAGACAACCAAAAGAAAAAGTTGCATATAGAAGTTCAAGGAAGAACCACAAGAAGAAACAAAAAGCGAGGTAGAAGACCTTACTCAAAGTTTCTGATCAAGTACAAAAAGAGAATTGATAAACTTACAAGGAAATTTAGAGAGTCTGAAAGAAGAGAACAGGCAGCTTTTAGATTTTGCTAAGGGTTTACAAAAAAAGTATGAGGATTCTGAATCTAAATATAATTCTGCAGATGAGAAATACTTAACTGAATTTGACGCTAGAGTTGATTCTCAAAGAGAAGAAGTCAAAAGAAAACTGAAAGAAGCGATTGAAAGTAATGATTCAGATAAAATCATGGAATCAAACGACGAACTTGTTCGGCTATCTATTGAAAAAGAAAAAGCTAGAATTAAACTTGCCGATAGAGAGTCAAGATTAAAACAGTTTGAGGAACAAAAGAATAGCGTTAAAGAAGAGCCAAAATACTCAGAACAAGACGTAGTACCCGCACAACCTAGTACACGAGCTAGGGATTGGGCAGGTAAAAATACGTGGTTTGGTAATGATAAAATCATGACCAATGCAGCAATGACGGTGCACGAAGATCTAGTGGGCATAGGTGTTGATGTAGAGAGCGATGAGTATTATAATGAGATAAACAAACGAATGAAGGAAAATTTCCCTCACCGTTTCGTTACTCAAGAGCAACGAAGACCCGTCCAAAAGGTTGCTTCTGCCGGTAGAACCCAGCAGGGACGTAGATCTGTGAGACTCACCAAGTCACAGGTGGCTATTGCCAAAAAATTAGGGGTGCCACTAGAAGAATACGCTAAATTCGTGAAGGAGGAATAGCAAATGAGTGATAAAATAAATAGAACTTCGCGCGCGTCTGTTGAAGTCGAAAAAAAGAGACTACAACCATGGACGCCACCATCATCTCTGGATGCACCACCTGCGCCAGACGGTTATTGTCATAGATGGATAAGAACCGAGAGTATGGGGTTTTCAAGATACGGCTAACGTATCTAAAAAATGAGGGAAGGTTGGGAATTTGTAGAGAGCAGAAGAATTGAAAAATTCTACAGGCGATCATAATTATCCAGTCATAGCTCAGGGAACTTACGCAGGTTTGATCGGGGTTGCTGGCCTTGTGTTGGGAAGGATACCGGAAGAAATTGTTAAAAGCCGTGCTGAGTATTTCAAAAGAATTACTCAAGAAAGAATCGACGCGGTGGACAACGATGTCATGAAGGAACAACGACCTGAGATGCCTATCAATATTGATAGACAATCTCGCGTAACTTTTGGTGGTGGAAACAAATCCTAATGATTTGGTAATGTTCACTCCAAAAAAAAGTAAACAACTAAACGGAGAAAATAACTATGGCTAACACAGCTGAAAAAATATGGTCTAAGACCTGTAAGAAAGTTAGATGGCTCTCCTTTTATTAATGCGCAAAACAGATATAGAATAGCAGCGAACTACGGTACGCCAATTTATCAAGGTGACTTGGTAAAACCTGTTACAGGTGGTGGAATCGAAAGAGCGGTTGCTAATACTTCTGATCTTGTTGTGGGCGTTTTTAACGGAGTGTTTTACACTGACCCTACTACTCAGAAACCAACTTGGAAAAACTATTATCCAGGAACAGTTAACGCTAGTGACATTGTCGCTACTGTCGTTGATGATCCAGATGTAGTCTACTCAGTTGACTCTGATGGAGCGTTCGCAGTTGCGGACATCTTCAAAAACTTTGCAATAACAACAGCAACAGGTAACACTTTATCTGGAATATCTGAAGTTCAAATGGACTACAGTGTTTCTGGCTTAACTGTAAGTGGAACTGTTCTTCAAGCAATTGACATATCGCAAGATACTAATAGTTCAACTGCTGGAAGCGTGAACGTAGATGTATTGGTTAGAATTAATAACCATTTCTATGCTCAAGGCACAGGCATATAATAGGAGAATATAAATTATGGCTATATCACGATCACAACTAGTTAAAGAACTAGAGCCAGGATTGAATGCACTATTCGGCCTGGAATACAATAGATACGACAATGAGCATGCAGAGATCTTCATGACTGAGTCTTCAGACAGAGCGTTTGAAGAAGAAGTTATGTTATCTGGGTTTGGCACAGCAGCTACTAAAGCTGAGGGTGCTATGGTCACGTTTGACCAAGCTTCTGAAGTATATACTTCAAGATACACGCACAATACTACTGCGTTAGCATTTGCTATCACAGAAGAGGCGATTGAAGATAACTTATACGACAGATTAGCGGGCAGATATACAAGAGCTCTTGCTAGATCAATGGCGCAATCAAAACAAATCACAGCAGCTAACATTTTGAACAACAGTTTCGACACTGGTGGTTCATACAATGGTGGTGACGGTAAAGCACTTATTACTACTGATCACCCGTTAGCTACAGGTGGAACGTTCAGAAATGAACTTTCTACTGCTTCTGACTTGTCTGAAACATCGTTAGAACAATCGTTGATTGACATCGCGGCGTTCGTAGACGAAAGAGGGTTAAAAAATAGCTCTTCAAGGTAGAAAAATGATAATTCCAAAAGAATTACAATTTACTGCTGAGAGAATTATGAACTCACCTTTATCTACAACTCCAGGTGGATCATCTGCGTTTGCGAAAAACGACATCAACGCAATGATGAACATGGGTATGATTCCAGAAGGTTACAGAGTTAACCACTTCTTGACTGATACTGATGCATTCTTCATTATGACTGATGCACCAAATGGCTTGAAGAACTTCATTAGAAGTCCTATCAAAACAGCTATTGAAGGTGATTTCGACACGGGTAACGTTAGATTCAAAGCTAGAGAAAGATACAGCTTCGGTTGGTCTGATCCTAGAGGAATCTTCGGTTCTCCGGGAGCGTAATAAGATACTTTATAGGGGCGTACTTTACGCCCCTATATTTAAAGTTTATAATAGGATTTATTATGGGATATAAAAGCGACGTACAAGCAACAAGATCAACTGCCGCGGCAGGAGCTACTGCTATTATTGCAGGGCCAATTAGATTAAGAGGAATTATTATTGCATCCGATGCTGTTGGAGCAGGGGTTTTAGAATTAACAACCACTTCAAATTCGGGCGTAACTTTGTTTGTTGGAGATGTACCTTCAGGTGATGTGATTAACTTTTCTTTTCCAGAAGACGGTATACCTTTCCCAAAAGGTATTTTTTGTAAAACAAAAACAAATGTTGCTGCTTACACATTATTAACTGATAAATATTCAGCGCCAGGATTAACATATTAGGTAGAACATGGATTACTATGCTGACTTAGGTATAGAGATCGACGGTTTCGCTAAAGGTGGTATGCCTGCGCGTAACAAAAAGAATTACCGTTCTACTAAATCAGGTGCAGGAATGACACGTAAGGGTGTTAAAAGCTTACCGAAAATTAAATCCAGGATCAAAATTAAAAACAGCCGTTACAGGTAAGGTTAAAAAAGGTAGTAAAGCTTCAAAAAGACGAAAGTCCTATTGTGCAAGATCTCTTGGTCAACTAAAAAATGCATCAGCTAAAACAAGAAATGATCCTAATTCTAGAATAAGACAGGCTAGAAGAAGATGGAAGTGCTAATGATTAAGAATTTTAAAGACATAGTAATACTATTAATTACAAGTGGTGTTCTAATTTTATTAGGTACTATTATTGTTGGAGATTATATTGTAGCATTAGAAGAAAATAGACCAGTAGATGATAGTGTAATAACCTTAATGAAGATGTCGGTTACAGGATTAATTGGAGTTATTGGTGGTTACATTGGTGGTAGTAAATGAGAGATTCAAAATTACTAGAACAGTTTAATAAAAACAAAATATAAAAAAGTAAAAGAAATGATTCTATTTAGAAACCTTAAAAAAGAAGTAGAAACAGGTGCCAACGGAACTCAAGATTATATTATTAAAAAGGGCGTAAATAAAGACACAATAGCTAAGAAGTAATGCTAAAAATATATTGGCATACTGTAGATATATTTATTTACCTTGTGCTATCATTAGTTTTTTAATAACTTTATTAGGAATATTTTTAGAACCATGATAGATAAATTTTGTTATAAATTCTTTGGAGCATTAGATTCTATCTGTGAATGGATAGCTGAAAAGTTAGCTGGTAAAAGATGTAAGTGTAAAAAAGGAGTAAAGAATGATTGATCAAATTAAAGAACAAATTAAAGATGCAGCGATGCATTATTGGACAGACCACAAAGCAGCAGTAATTATTGTTTCGATTGTATTAATTATTGCAATTATAAAGTAGATTCTAATTAATATGGAGTGTGCTAGTGTGAACTATTATTTTACAGGAGCTTTAATTATTGGATTTATTATACTAACAATATTAGTGGCACCCTTATGACTAGAAAAACTAACACTATGTTAATAAGTTTATTAGGTATGATTCTTATGGGACTCGCTACCTGGACACTTGTCACACTCATAGAACTTCAATTAACAGTAACCATGATTCAAACTGATTTGATGTCTATTGATAAGCAATTCGGGAGAGTATATAATTTCATCGATTCCGTTAGAGGTAAATAATGAAAAATTGTAAAAAATGTACAAAAGAATTCGAAGCTAAAGAAGAATTTGATATGTTCTGTAGCGATGAATGTAAACAAGAAGCACTAGCTGATCTTGACAGTGACAGCGATGAGTGTTTATCTTGTCAATAAATGAATCTTTCCCGAAATTTCACTCTTCAAGAATTAATTAAATCAGACACTGCTGTCCGTAAGGGCATAGATAACAACCCTAACTCAGATCAGATAGCAAAATTAAAATTACTTTGTGATAATATTTTACAACCTGTCAGAGACCACTTCGGTCCTGTAGTGGTGACCAGCTGCTATCGTTCTCCAGAGCTATCTGTTGCAATAGGAAGTTCTATTAACAGTCAGCACTGCGATGCGGAAGCGATTGATTTTGAATGTCCGGGAGTTGATAACGCAGAGCTCTGTGATTGGATATATAAGAATCTTGATTTTGACCAAATGATTCTCGAGTTTTATAAAAAAGGAGAACCTAACAGCGGATGGTGTCATTGTAGTTATGTTGAAGATAAACCTAGGAAGCAGTTCTTGCATGCCTTTAGAGAAGAGGGTAAAGTTAAGTATAAACCAATAATAGGAAAGGCAGTAGATTTATAATGGCAATAACAAGAGCACAGATGGCTAGACAATTAGAACCTGGTCTAGGGTCATCAGATAAAAGAAAATTTGATAAAGTAATCGCAAAAACACATGGAAAAGTCTATAAAGAAAAGAAACCCGGTCGCAAGAACCCTCTTACAAAGACGTTTACTGTTTAGCCCTAAGGTGGTACAATCAAAGAAGTTATATAACCGCAAACAGCAGAAGTTATACACTCTGAATGCCGCGGCACAAAAGGAGATTTAAATGGCTAAAAAAGGACCTTGTTGGGAAGGGTATGAAATGATTGGAATGAAATCCAAAGGTGGAAGAAAAGTTCCTAACTGTGTTAAGAAAGCTAGTGAAGGCTCGCTTGCGGAATATCAAGGTAAATTTATTAAACATGATTCAGGTGGAATAGATTTATCAAATAAAAATTTATCAGAATATTACGGAGATTTATTAAAATAATGGATGAAGCAACTGAATATAAAGCTTACTTAAAAGCATTAAAAGAAGCAACGGATTCTGTCAAAGGTGACAAACAGGATAAAGCTGCAAAAGCTGCAGCTAAAAATAAAATAATCAATCTATCTTGCGGCGGTATGGGTATCGCTGTTAAGGGTGGAAAATTCGAAGGAGTAAAATAATGGGTAAAGAAGAATAAAAAAAACCAAAAGTAATTTATTTAAACAAGGACGGTACACCTTATAAACCAGATTTTAGCAAAATGATGACTAAACCTACTAAAAAAATGTCAGGTGGAATGGCAATTGGTGGCGGTCATAAAAAATTATAAAATGAGTGGCAAAATAAAATCATAAGGATGCAATGGCTACATCAGGAACTACAAGTTTTAATATTACAATCGATGAAGTTATTGAAGAAGCTTACGAAAGATGTGGTGTAAGAACTAATTCTGGTAACGATATTCGTTCTGCTAGAAGAAGTTTAAACTTACTATTTTCTGAATGGGGTAACAGAGGTATTAACCTTTGGAAAGTTAAATCTGAAACTACAACACTTATTAATGGACAAGTAACTTATAACACACCTAGTGATTGTAATGATGTACTTGAAGCTGTTGTAACTACAACAGGTGGTAATCAACAAACATTAACAAAAGTATCTAGATCTGAGTATATTGCAATACCTGATAAGACTATATCAGGAACACCTTCGCAGTATTATGTTAATAGACAAATTAATCCAACTATAAGTTTATATCTGGCGCCTGCTACGAGCGCCGTGAGTAATATATTCTATTACTATCTTGCAAGAATTGAAGATGTAGGGGCTTACACTAATACTTCAGATATGCCTTTTAGATTTTTTCCTTGTATGGTATCTGGATTAGCTTTCTACTTATCACAAAAAATTGCACCTGATAGAATTCAAGCATTAAAATTATTATATGAAGATGAATTAAAAAGAGCATTAGAAGAAGATGGACAGAGAACTTCTGTTTATATCACACCTAATGTCTATTACCCACAAGGATCATAATGGCTTACGCAAAAGGAAAACGCTCTCAATCAATATCAGATAGATCAGGACAAGCTTTTCCGTATTTAGAAATGGTAAAAGAATGGAATGGTTCATGGGTACATACATCTGAATTTGAAGCTAAGCATCCACAACTAGATCCAAAACCACATATGGCGGATCCTCAAGCGTTATGGAATGCTAGACCTCAAAGAGCAGCTCCGGTTACAGTTTATTTAGACCCACAATATTGGCCTGGACAATTTACTTCAAATGGTATGCAGCCTTCTACGGACCCATTAGAAGAAAACAATAAAAGACAAATAGGAACTAGAGTAGGAAAGGTAGTAATTAGTATTACATAATGGCAATAACTTATTCAAATTTTTTAACACAAGTAAGAAGCTATACAGAGGTTGATGCTAATGTATTAACAGACACTCTAATCCAACAGTTTATTAGAAACACAGAATTAGGGATTGCAGGTGCGGTAGATTATGATGAAACTAGAAAGTACGCTACTTCTTCATTTACAGCTGATAAAAGGTATCTTGTTATGCCTGCTGATTTTTTAATTATTAGATCATTACAAATATTCTCTACTACTGATCAAACAGGAACTAGAGATTTTATGGAAAAAAGAGATACTAGTTTTATCTCAGAATATAATAGTTCTGGTGCTACAGGTAAACCTAAGTATTATGCTAATTGGGATGACGATAATGTTGTTGTAGCTCCAACTCCAGATCAAGCTTATGCAGTTCAATTAAACTATATAATTGATCCTCCTGGATTTACTTCAACAAGTACAAATTATCTATCTCAGTATCAAGAATCTTTACTGCTTCACGGTGTTTTAACTGAAGCTTTTTCTTATCTAAAAGGACCCCTAGATATGTACAATCTCTATAAAGGGAAGTATAATGAAGAAATACAAGCGTTTGCTCTTCAACAAATGGGAAGAAGAAGACGTGCTGAATTTGATGATGGTGTACCGCGTATAAAAGTACCTTCACCTTCACCTAATTCATCATAAATTATTAAAGGAGAAATATTATGGCAATAACACAAGCAGTATGTAATTCATTTTAAAAAAGAATTATTAGACGGAGTTCACGATTTAGCTTCAGGTGGCGAGCATTTAATTTAGCGTTATACACATCATTAGCAACAATTAACGCAGCAACAACATCTTACACAACAGGTAGTGAAGTAGCAATTCAGGGCAATACACAGCTAAAGGATCACAGCTACAATCACAAGAAACATCAGTTGCATCAGGAGTTGCAATTGTTGATTTTGCAAACTTATCATTTACTGGAGTAACTTTATCAGCTGAAGGGGCTTTAATTTATAATAGTACAGACGGTAAAAAAGCAGTTTGTGTATTAGATTTTGGTGGGGTTAAAACTGCAACAGCAGGAACATTCACTATTCAGTTCCCAGCATTTACGACAACAGCAGCAATATTAAGAATAGCTTAGGAGTATAGATGGCCCTTGTCATTAACGATAGAGTTAAAGAGACAAGCACCACTATTGGAACGGGAACGTTCGACCTAGCAGGTGCTTCTGATGATTTTATTTCATTCGTATCGGGTGTAGGTAATACTAATACTACGTATTATTGTATTACAAATACTGGATCAGATCAGTTTGAAGTAGGTATTGGTACAGTAACCGATGCTGCAACCGATACTCTATCTAGAAACACAGTCATAAGTAATAACTTAGGTACTACAGCTAAAATTGATTTTTCAGCGGGTGCAAAAGAAGTATTTTGTACAATCCCTGCAAAGAAAGCTATGTCTCCAGTAATGGAGGCTACAGGATATGTAGTCACTCATGCATCTACTTTAGATGAAGATCAAACTTTAGATTCAGGCGTATTAGCAGGACCCGTAACGGTTACTGGAACACAAACTATAACAGGGACATTGGTAGTAATTTAATGAGCAAAATAGAAGTAATGCAATTGAACCACAATGCGGAACTACTTTAACAG